TTGGTTGTCCAAGTCGGGCTTCCAGTAGCACCTGATACTAATACTTGTCCAGAAGTACCTGCTGCGGTATATCCTTGTGTTGAACTAGTAGCACCATAAACTACTGAACCAGCTGTTGGGGCTGTTGTTATTCCTGTACCCCCGTTGGCAACCCCTAAAGTACCAGCTAAAGTTACCGCACCTGTTGTAGCTGACGAAGGAGTAAAACCCGTAGTACCAGCACTAAATGAAGTAACCGCAGCGGTTGTTGGGACAGAACCCCATGAAGGAGCGCCGCTAGTTGTAGCAATAAGAACCTGACCTGTAGTGCCTGCAGCGGTAACACCTAGTGCGCTAGTGCTATTTCCATAAACAACACCATTTAAAGTGTTGGTTGTATTTCCAGTACCACCTGCAGCGACAGGTAAAGTACCTGCGGTTAGAGCTGAAGAAGATGTAGAGTAAAGGGCATTATTAGCGCCTGTAAAGGTAGTTAAACCTGTACCCCCGTAGCCAGTAGGAATTGTGCCGCCGTTCCAAGTGCCGCCTGTAATAACAGTAGAACCTAATGCTAAAGAGTTTGTACCCCATTGTACGTTCTCAGGAATATACGCATGAACGTCCCAAGAACCCGCTATAGTACCGTTAGACAAAAGCGCAATAGCTGCTGCACCGCCAGCAGTAATAGTTCCAACAGCGCCAGAAGCATTATCAACAATAGTTAAAGTGCCAGTGGCATTATTGTTAAATTCAAATGTAGTTGTATTGGTCAGTGTTGTAGCATCAGGCAGTTTAAATGTTTGTCCACCCGTGCCATTTAAAATCTGACTAAACGTAGATGCTGCAGTTAAAGTTGTTGTTCCGCCAGCTGCTGTGGTTGTTGTGCTACTTTGGTTAAGTCTATTAATAGATACGTTTTGGTTAGCATCTCGAAGCATTACCGAGTTAGCGCCAGATGAAGAAGTTACACCTGTACCACCATAAGCCACAGGAATAGTTGAGCCATTCCAAGTACCAGAAGAAACAGTACCTAAAGCACTAACATTATTAGAACCATCAAGGTTTACAGAGCGCTCGGATGGGTATGTAACAAATACAGTAACAGTGCCACTAAATGTAACTGCAGAACCTGAATTTGAGGAAGATAGTATTGTTGTACGAGTTAATGTTCCGCCTGTGGCATATGTGCCAATACCTACTTCCCAATTTCCTGAAGCATCGGTAGCCCCATAGTAAGTAGTGTTGCCATTACCGACAACAGAGAAAGACTGATACCCTGTAACACTTCCGCTTAATGTAAAACTTACGGTTGTATTAGCAGTACCAGTCTGTTGGACACGATCATACAGCGCCAGAGCCATTTAGGACTCCTTAGCTAGTAGCAGTTGTGCTGTAAGTAACGCTTACTGTGTCGCCTGCAGTTGTAGTTTTAGCCGTAGCGAAGTTACCTTCAGAATACAAAGTACCGCCAGTATTGCTTTGGGTAGAACTTGCGCCTGAGCCAGTAACTAAGAAACAACCATATACAGTACCACCAGCGCCAGTAATGGTGTAAGTAATTGCAGTAGCTGTAGAAGTAGTTACGTTAGACGGGGTAGATCCACTTGAAGTAGAAGCGCCAAACACAGCAGTGCCACGAACTGCAGAACCACCAACCGTGTAGTTAATAAACTCAGCAGCATTAGTAGTTACCAAAGTAGTCATGGTATCTGTAGCGGCTGGAGTCAAGCTAACTTTTGTCAAACCTAAAAATGGCCCAACAGTGGTATATGTGCCCGAAGTGCGCAATAAAGTATCAAGCAATAACTGCTTGCCTACGGCAACAACTAAGTTAGGAACTTCTTCAGTCCATTTTAGATTGCCTTCTTTATCACGGCATTCAACGTGGTAAAAGCCTTCAACGCCCAGGGTTTCATTTGCGCCTGTGTTTGCTTGTAATGTTGCTACAGCGTAATCGCCACAGCTTCCGGTTTCTTTATGCATAATTGCTCCTAACTAAATCTAATAACGGCATCTGATGCGGTATCTGCCGGGAAGGTTATTGTAAATGTGTTTGCTGCGGTTTTATTTGATCCAAAATTTAATACGCATACTGATGCGTTTGTAGTGCTATTGTATATTAAAGCCCCGCCACAAGTAAAAGAAGCGGGATTCCAAGTTACATCGGCAAATGAAACATAAACAGTATTTGCTGTGGTATTTGCTGCTGGGGGTATAACTATTAAAACCTTGCCCCCTGCTGTATACCCAGTACCCGTAATCTCGCCGTCTGTAGTATATGCGGTGGTGTAATTGGACAAATTGGCTGTCGAACTATATAAAGCAATTTTATAGGTATAAGTGGTTCCTACGGCAAAGTTCTCTAAGCCAGATAAACAATTTTGTTTAAAAGTAGTAGTTAAACCTTGAGTTAGTGCCATTAAGCGCCCGCCCTACTAAGATTTAATTTTGTTTGGCCATCTCTGTAGAAATCACCACGCTCTAAGCCATCGCCAAGGCGTTTAAGTTGGGCTAATGCTTCTTGATATTTAGATTCGTAGTAGCCAATTAGATCTTGTTCGCCCTTCATAAAGAGCATAGCTTCACGCATAGCACCATAGAAAAGGGCTGGGTCATAGTTATCGCCTAGCCAACTTGTGCCAGAGGCATTTGATACAGAAGCTACAGTAATAGAAAATCCACTACCAGTAGAACCAAGCGATGAGCAAGAAAGAATATCACCCACAACGTAAAAGTTACCACCAAAACGTAGACTACAGGATGTAACAACACCACCGGAAATAACAATATCAGCAGTTGCATTAGCACCAGAACCTCCAGTTAAAGCCACATTTTGGTATACCCCATTGGTATATAGCGACCCAGCAATTAAAGTACCTAGCGTAGCGATTTGCCCCTGAACAATAGTAGGAGGGTAGTAATAGTAATGCATTTCTACTACATAATTAGCATCAGGTGTTGGGGCAACCATTAATGTCATTTCGTTAACATTAGACAACTGAGACCCAAATAATGCATAGTAAGTTGGAACACCGCCTGGAGTGCCTTGATATGTAGGGCTACTATAAACAACTGTTGGATACGCTTCACGCAAAAAGTTAACGTCTTTGTTTAACAGATAATTATATTTATTGTCTGAATCAATAACCGCCAACGAATAGTTAGCTAACCAGTCAGTAGGCAATGAAATGTACTGATTGCCAGAAGTAAGAGTACCGGTTACGTTTTTACGTAGTGATGGTAAATTTACGGAGTTATATATACGGTCTTCAGCTTCCTGCACAAACACAGGGATATTTGCTATGAACAACTGCTCAGTGTTCTCAGCATAAGCTTGGATTGAGTTATATAACGTTTCGTAATTCATTAGGCCATAGGTCCACGAGTTTTAATGCCTTTAACAGCAGCACCGTATCCACGCATAGTAAGCTCGCCATTTTTGTTTTCTTTAGCGTAATTGCCTTTGCTTGTACCAGCAACAGAAATATTTGCTTCGTTTAGGCCATTACCTTTTTTGTCAATAACGTCTTCCGCTGCGCTAGTTGTATTTGTTTGTGGTTGTTTGTAAACACCAATATCGTTACCGCCACCTGTAGGATAATTAAAACCTACATACTCATCGGCTGGCTTGTTATTACGATTAGCGCCAGTATGAATAGCGGGGCTATTTTTTGTAGTTGGTTTAACTATTTTTGCAGTTGCCATGATTACTCCTGATTTTGGGCACGAGCCAAGTTACGACCTACTTTTTTCATAGCCTCTGACGTTACTGTAGAAGCGCCTTTTTTACCTTTACCGCCTTCGATACCGACTGTTGGGCCGGAATCACCTAAGTTTTTGCCTTTAGTTTTACCTTGTTTCGTAATGCCGTCGGCTGCTGATCTGTATCCCATAATAAACTCCTAAGTTGTGGATATTGTTACTGTACCTGTTTGTCCTACTGCAATCAAGTAATTTGGCGTCAAAACCGTATCAAAACTACTTGCACCACCAACAGGGTTCCAGCCCCATTGAAACTGTCTACTACCCATATCCGGCGTACCAAACCCAGATTGTGTAGTACCGCCATTTACGTTTGTTTGAACTCCATTATTACCAGACTGCAAATAGCTTACATCAGGTCTTGGTTCCCGTACAGCTTGTGGGTCATTAACAGGATATAGCCCCAATGATAACTGAGGTTGATCCGGATCCCAACAAGACGGGCAAACTTTAATCTGATAAAGCTTAGTCTTAATTACTTCCTTCTTTAATTCCTTAAGCATGTACCGCTGCGCACACCTGTCGCACTCGGCAATTGCCCATTTACCTGAAGCATATTTTGATGGCATTTAATAACTCAATAAAATAAAACTCTAGGCACAAACCTAATAGAAGCTTTTTCTCGGTCCTCATCTGCAGCTAGTTGATACTGTTGCTCATATTCTGCTTTAAGGGCTGCGATACGCATAGGATCTACTCCTTGCAGCTTCATGCTCAAATTATAAGCTAATCCAGCTACCATAGCAGTAACTAAACGGAATGGGATATCTTCAATATTGGAGCCATTTCCAGCATCTTGCATGCGACGCAAGCGATAGTACACAAACGTATATTGGTTTCCAGGAGAGTTAGGAGTAGGCCAGACGTTAATGCATGGCAAGTTGTTTGTAAATACCGAATCCCCAGCGCTATGTGGCGCTGCTACTGTACCGTTCTGGGCACGCCAAGCGTTCAGAATCTGATTTCCAACAATGTTTTGGTATCCGATAGTCTCTGTAACGCCAAGAGTAGTAATGTTAATAAACCCTTGTGTAGGCAATCTAGACGCGTTTGTGAGGGTTATAGTCGTGTCAGTAGCAGATATGGGATACCCAGTAGCCAAAGTGGTTGCGGCTACGTCAGATGTGTTACCTGATTGGCGGTTTATATAGACCTGAATAGGGCGGCCGTTAGCGTTCTTATTTGGAATTGTGATATATGTAGGCTCTGAGATACGTGTGATATTAATATCAACCTGGTTGTTGCCCTGACCGTTATTTGTACGTACAACGGTGTCTAGGAGGTCAATCGTATCTACAGGAATAGGGTAGATAGCCTGCCCCGTATTCATCAAAATCTGGCCCTGTTCTACAGTCCACAGGTTAATCCCTCGGTTTGCCCACTCAATGGTAAGCAGGTTGAGGCTTCGCCGCGCCGTGCGCAGGTCGTATCCAGTACGTAGTTCTTTTCCACAACGCTCAAATGCCTCTTCTACAAGGTCATTAAGGTTTAGATTAAATGCGCTTAATCCGGAAGTGGTGGGTGTAGTTGCCATTACTTAGTTTTCTTTACAGTTTTCTTAGAAACTAGCTTCTTTATTGCTGGCTTGCGTTTTGGTTTTGGAGCTTGTTCAGCTGGGAAAGGCCATGCTTCTACTTTAGGCGCCTTATTTTCAAACAAAGCCAACAACCTTTTTAACAAATCTACGATATATTCTTTAATCATTTGGTTCCCACACTATTCCAAGTCTTATAATCAATAGGTCAATAACAAAAAAGTTTTCATCGCCTTCATCTACTATTTCAAATCCAAGCGACACCCCTTTAATAAAGTGTAACCAGATAGCCCAGTTCACTTTTTAGATCCTTTAGCAGCTCTCATGTTATCTACTAGGTTTGGGTATGGCCTACCAGCTTTTTTAGCCATTGCTTTGGCACTAGCTTTTTTAGCTGGGGTTAGCTTCTTAGGCTTACCTAAATCTTTTGGTCTTGGTTTATCCCAAACTTTGCCGCCTTCAGCATATTGAGTAAAGTCAGTGTTATCCCGGCGTTTTTTAATTACCGGTTTTCCCATTTTAGAAGGGGCGATATCGCCCATACCACGGCTAGGTCTCAATTTAGCACATCTTCCCTTTGGTCTTGCCTTTAGAAGCAATACCGTCACCACGAGCTGAAGCTGAACCACCAGAAGACATTTTCTTCATAGTTTTTCCGCCACCGCACATGCCGCCTTTAGCCATTTTAGTAACGCCAAATGATTTTGGACCTACTGTAGCCATTTGAGCATCGCCAAGGTTTTTGCCTTTAGTATGACCACGCTTTTGAACAGCGGACTCGCCGTGAGCAATTAATTTGTTTGAACCAGCTTCTACGTCCTGAGACATATTACGAGGACCCATAGTTTCTTTCATAGCCATTCCGCCTTTTTTAAGTGAGATTTTAGTACCTTTACCGCCTTTGTGTTCTTGAGCATCGTGCTCTTTGAACGCTTTTTTAATCATGGCAACGTCTTGTTTCTTGTCTGCTGCCATTTCTTTTTTCATTTCAGCTTTTGATTCTGTATCTTTAGCCATGCCACCACTCCCAAATTTTTTGCCTTTATCGGCTTGGTTAAATTCTTTACCCACGGATTGTGGTACTCCTACTTTCTTAGCAAATGCAGGGCTATGTGCAATAGCCGCCA